TTATATTGCATAAGCTTAAGCTTATTTATTTATTTTTTTATTCTTATTATGTAAATTATGAAGAACAACACGATTAGTAGAGAGCTTTTCAGAGCCATGAGCAGAACCAGGTGAGTAATATTTAGATACAAACTGGGGTGTTAAGAACTCTCTATAGTCAGTTACGTCAGTAGCAGGATTCTTATAAAGGTGAGCGAAAGGACCCAAAGTGATGTGATTACAAACCCAAAAGTAAGACTCTTCGTAAGACATCTTTCTGAATTCGACCAGAAAAGTTTGGTCAAAATGTCCAAATTTCTTTAGGACATCAGAAAAGAAGCCTGTAGATGAGAGAAAACGAGCTTTATAATCAGCATCTGGATCTAGACGAAGGTACTCTTTCATTATGTTACGTAGAAAGATGTGCATAGTCTTATTCGGCCCTGCATCCATTATGAGACCAAAAGCTTTAGCAAAGGCAGCGGCATATATCTCCGTGCCAAAACTTTCCCAATTTGATGGATCAATAGAAGCTTTACAAATGATCTTATTTGAAGGTCTCCAAGGTAATATATATTGAGCGGGTTGATCAGGATGAACGGGATTGAGATATTCATCATACTTTACAAAATATCTCTGGAGAAAATGAACTCCTGAGCTAACAATCTCATCATCTTTGATCAAAGTGAAGAATTTGTCAACATGACCAGGTTCTGGTACATAAACCCTAGTTTCTTTGGGTTTGAGTGTAAGACCAAATTTTTGGAATTCTGCAATCAATATTGTAGGAACACCTTCATCATTACCAAAATATTCTATAAGTTCTAAAGGGACTGCCATTATAGTGTCATCACCATAAACCATTTTGTCAAAGAATTCCCAAAAAGAAAAAGGATTTCTAAAGCCAGCATCAACTAAAATGCACGTGATGATTAGCCATATGACAAATATAAGAGAAATGGTATCAATGTGAGATGTCATAAGATAACCACTACACATTATACCAAGGAAAACATAAAACATCTTATCTAGCCATTGAACAGTCTTGCAGTTAGCAAACCCCATCTCAGTAACAAAGAGTGAGATTAAAACTTCAAGATCAGCTCTAGTTGAATTTTGATATTTAGAGCTGAAAAGTCTTAGCCAAGAAGTAATAAAGAGCAATAAAGGAGTAAAAGAGACATCCTGACCACTTAAATCTAGAACTATGTAAGCAGTTTTAGCAGGATCTCTAACCTTTATGTCTTCATCTCTGAATTCTACTTTAATACGCATAAATTCATGATGATGCATTGTTTTTAAAGAAGTGTAAACGAGCGTACTGTAGATAGAAACACCTATGAAGCAAGATCTATACCTGGCCCAATGAGACATAGCAGGAGCAGAAACGAGTCTTGATACATTATCCCCTATAGGACCAACAGTACCAATAACACGAACTTTGCCTTTGTCTTCATCAGGATCCAAGACCTCAGCTTTAGGATAAAATCTATACATAAATGTAGGAAATCTATAGTAGCCTTCAATGGGATCAATTATTATCTTATCTATTGCCCATTTTGTATGCACCCTGACTAGTGCAGCTATATCTTTCTTTTTGAGATTACCTGCTATTCCATAAATTGGATAACCTGCAGAAGAGCTAGGATTGTAAGGCAACTCAGTAACCGCTTCATACGGAAACTTATAGTCAGCTACAAAAATTGATCTGAGGTCATAAATAAAATATGTTAACACTGCTCTTAATCTAGCAGGTGAAACATTCCAATGGAAATTGTCAGTTCCAAATTTGGCGGCAACCTTTACTAGGCCTGCCACAGAAGGGGAGGTAGATAGGAAACACCCTGTAACGTATCTCTCCTTGCCTTTTGGAACGTGACGAAGAGCTATCATTCTAAAAACCTCATTGGGAACAACGAGTTTAAAATAGGATGAAGCCTTAGGTAATATTATTTTAAATGGTTGAAAAACTGATATAGGAAATATATTATGTCCACATATACCTGAAAGGATGGCTTCTATTATTGAATCAGTACACCGTCCTTTTTCATCTACTGGAAAATCATAAGCACAAAATCGCTTGATTATATCCATTGCTCTTCCTAAATCTACCGGGACAGAACTAGTTCTAGGTATCTCAAGAACTTTTCCTTCTCCAGTATTGAGCTTGCGTAGTTTGTTATATGCGGGGTCATTATCATCAGCTGATAATTTCCTCTTTCTGAGAAAAATTGCAACTGAAGTCATTCTTATTTGAAAGTGAAAGTTGTCTAAATCTTTCTTTGATATTCTCTTATTACCTGTTAAAAGTCTTCTAATTTTCTGAAACTGGCTTGCTATGGTGGAACGACACGCGACCAAGGGCC